ATACTTCGTTCGTGGGCTTCGCCGATTTTACTCTCTGCGTATGGCACCTAGAATCGTTCGAGGGCTTCGCTATTATCTCTCACGACTCAAGGCTAAACATAAGTGTGCATTATGCGCAGTTAGCTTCTAAGACCTTTTAAATAATGAATCAGTTAATAACTTTTTAAGCTGTTTCAAATTATGTGGTTTCATCATCTCAGTATAGAAATCATCTACCAACTGCTTTTGTTCCTCTTCTGATAATGACTGAATATAATTAATAAACTCTTGCTCTGTTGAGTCTGTTTTTTGTTTATGTAAATTTGTTTTGCGCTCACCTCTATAGTTAAGCCATGTAAAAAAATCACGGATAAAACTAAAAACAAACCAAGCAACAAAAAATATTGCTATCAAGCACAGCGGATTAAAACCGCTGTAATCGCGTAAATCGGTAAAGTTAATACTCATGTGACAATCCTTTTGATGCAGGATAATTTCTATCCTCGTTCTCAGTCTTCGACTCGGCGTAGAAATTACTCTGCATCAGTTAAATTAAAAGCAGATAAAAAATCAGTTTGTTCTGATACTTCATCATGTGAATTATTAAAATCATCAGGTTCATTGTCTTCAATAAATTCACGTTTAGCACGCTGGTTAAAGACACAAAAAATCGTTGTATCTGTTAGATTATTCTTTAAGGCCACAAGTCCATCATCAACAAACCTAACAAACCAACCAATTGATTTCAAATCATCACTATTTAATTGAATTGTTGTTTCTCGACCGTCTTCTGGTGGGAACGTCAATTCAAAAATGTATAAGGATGGGTGAGCGTAACCAGTTAAATATATTGATTTAGCATTAAACGGCAACATTAAATCACTAACGAACTCATTCCCAGTAGAAGCATTCGCAAGCAAAGCAAAACGCATACGAACACCATCACTTTTATCATCAATGCCTTTGTTATTCGGAATGCTATCGATAGAATTTTTCTTAGGAGTTTTAAGATCCAAAGAATTAGACTTTTTAATGGTTTTAATATCCTCAGTAACGGGCTGAACGGCTTCAATAACCGCTTCATTCTGTTTTTCAAGCGGGTTACTTTCCCGAGTAAGTACATCATAAAGCGTGACGAAAAAGAAAGATAATGAGACAAGTACCACCCCCAAAACTGCTAATAAAGCAGGAGATTTTAATGGATTAGAACCCTCACCAGATTTAGTGAAAGTATTAGTTTGTGTAGATTTATAACAAAGATGAACCTCAACAGGCACATAGATTGACGTGCAATCCTGTTTCTTGGTTGTAATACCATTAGACTTAGGATTATGTTCAAAAATACGTGGTCTTCTTTTAGTTACAAAGAATGAATCTCTTGAACGATGTGAATAAGCAACCTCTGCACACGCCCTAACATTTGATGATATTTGTGTAATGTCAGGTGTACCAAAAACAATATCCCAATTGTATTTTCGGTGGCGTTCGAAGGAGTCTTCTAAGGTATCAGGTCTAATAATTGTACCGTCTTCATTAAAACGTAAATCACCAGTATCGTCAGTATCACCCTCGTCAAACTCTTCAGCTTTAATTAATGCCTTTTGTTGTTCAAAAAGCTCTTTTACAATAACGGGCAATTCATCTTCAAAATCTTCAAAGGGTCTAAGTAACAAACCACCTTTAAACTTGTTGTTATAAATAGATTGAACTTCATCAATGACAATCAATGCACCCAAAGGAACCCAAGAGAACCAGTTTTGCCACAAATCTTTTTTAGATTTCTTCAATGACCCCAAACGAACCAAACGAGCAGTATCAGGGAACTTAATACCTAATGATTTTTCAATGTGAGAAAGAGGATAAATACCCTCCATATTGGTGAAAACAATACGCCCTGCTTTCAACCCCTCAATAATATGAAACCAAACAATGATAGCGGATTTATAAGAACCATTAGGGCCATGACGAAACAAGATAGCCATTATTTAACCCCCATGAAATTCAAAACAAAACGAGTCGTACCACATTCAATTAAGAATTGAACCATGTTGGGAATATCGTACAAATTCATATAATGACCGATTTTAGGCGGGATATTAGAAAAAACATCATTCACAATACTAGTGACATTCAAATCAACAAGTAACGCCTTAGCCGTACCCATTGCAATTTGCATCATCCATATTTGAAACTCTATTTTACCTAACGTGAAATACAAAATGATATTTGCAAACATGCGCTCAAAAAAAGATGGAATACCATAAAAAGCATCACGAATATCAGTTATATTTTGACCAATAGACTCAAAAAAGCCCACTTCATCGGCAGCGAACACGCCCGAGCTAACCAGTAATAACGGGATGATATAGATTAATTTATTCAAAATTTAACTCCTAAGACAATTAAGAAACCAGTCACGCCAATCATGAACCAGAGAATATGTTGAATACCAAATTCAGTAGAAAACTTCTCAAGCCAATGAGAGCCTAAATCTAAATTAACGCCTTTTATATCAACCATGTTAGGCACATAACCACTATCAGAAACGGTCAAACTACCAGTAGAAAAAACACCTTTTACTTCATCCATTAAAGCCTGCAAGTCCCCTTTTGAACTTTCGATTTTTCCCTCAATAGCTGTAATAGTTTCAGCACCTAATACCTCAGCAAAAGGATCGCTTCCAGTAGTAGGCAAGTTATAATTCTTTACCTCTGTTTCTCCACCTAAACTTTCTAAACCTGCTTTAATATCATCAAGCTTTCCATCTCTTTTAGCGTCACGTTCAGCTTGTCTATCAGCTAGTGATTGTTCTCTTGCTGTTAAATCATCAACAGAGTTTTTTACTTTTCCTAAACCAGTAGAAACTGCCCCACCTAATTCATCTAAGTTTTTTGATAAGTCTGTTGAGGCTTTCCTTATATCTCCCTGTATGCCAGAAAGTAATTTTTCACTTGTTGTATTACTTGCATCAACAGGGGTTAAAGTATCAGGATTAAAATCTTCATTTGGTGTAATTGGAGAGGCAAAAATTGAATCTGAAATACAATAGAATTCATCGTCAACATATCCACAACCATCGGGATAAGTCCCATCAGGGTTAATATGCTTGGTTTCATCCTGTGGACAATATGAAGTGCCGTTTATTTTTCTACAAGAGCCCTCAACGCTTGGATCAAATTGAGAATCTTCTGGTAAATCAAAATCAGGCTTTTGATAATCACTAGGGTCATCACCAAAACAAACAAAATTCTGTTTACCGCTTACAGAATCAGTAACACTTCCACAACCAGGCTGACAAACACCACTAGAACTACAAACATCATTAGAATCAACAAGGCAAACAGTGGTTGAAAATCCATTGCTTAGATATGGCTTACAAATTGGTTCGGGAGGTGGCTCTGGCAAATCGGGAAGCTCAGGTAAATTATTAGTAGCACAATCAGGCCAAGAAGGTTTTTGTTTCATATTTAAACCTGTCTCACCACATTTATCATATGGAATTGTAGGGGTAATACGGGCGCAAACACTAGAAGATTCAAATTCAGGATCACCTAAATAACCATCATTACAGATCTTAATCCTACAAACATTTTCACTTAAATTATTTAAATCTGGTATTAAATCAGGATAGTTATCATCATCACAGAAGGGACCTGTTTCATATGTGCCTGTATATTTAAGCTGTTCACCGCCTGTCTGGTAATAACAACTTTTGGCACTATAACAAAGTGTCCAGTTTGCACTCAAATATGCATAAGTTGAAGCGTCACTGCGAGTTTTAACTCCATCAATTAATGAAAACGGAGGGGATAAGTCTTCTGTTCTCCATGAAAAGCCTTTTATTCTCGCATCTTCTAAAATTTTTAATTTCCATTGTTCTTTGACACTTGAAGCACATTCAAACATTGTATGACCGCGCCCCGTAATGGCTTTTGAATCGATTGAGCAAGTAACACCTATTTCTATCATTGGTTGTTTACAATTATTTAAGTTTTCAGCACAAACATTTGCATATATATCTAAACTAAAAAAAAGAGCTGTAAAAACAGCCAAGTATCTAACCATTTTTACAACTCCAAAAAACGAAAAAAGTACAAAAAGTTTAATTTTATTAAGCGGAAACAACGCCAGAGTAAACACCAAGGGCAAAAACTAAACCAATGGTGCAACCTAAAATTATCCCAAGAAACACTTACTTTTTAAGCCAGTAAAGAATCATACCTACACCGAACATAATGCCCGCAAGACTGATTAAAGCCGTTGCAAGTAATGTTTGGTTTGTATTAGCAGCTGCAGATAAAGCCGCAATATCAGCAGCTAAATCAGCTTTTGCTACAGCAGACATACCTAGAAAACTAGAAGCAACTGCAACTTTAGCGCCGTACTTTTTAGCCATTTTACGTAATTTCATAAAAATCCTTATTTAATAAAAGTTATTTCCTCCCAAGCCATTTGAGGAATCGCCCCAAAACATGACCAGAGAAAAAGGTAGTTAGTAAGACACCATCTACTTGCAAAGCAACAGCGGTATCTAACTCAGTTAATGGATTACTTACGGGTTGTTCGTAAGCTATCCAATTCGTTGTACCCGAACATGTTCCACTTGGTAATATTGGTTCACTACAAACCAGAACATATTCAGTCATTTGTTAAGCACTCTTTTTATGCTGATTTGTTTCATCACGTACAAAGCCAACACAGATAGATTTTTGAATATCTTTAGGGTCTGGCTGTAAAACTAGAGTTACTTTTTCACCAAAACGCATCATTGCCATTTCAGGCCAGATAGCAGGGTCAGGAGTAAAACCAATAGTCGCAACATCAAAGCCAGCTTCCTTACGTTCCATATATCCATTTTTAAAATGAGGAGTACATGGTTTTAAGTAAGTAATATTTGCAAATTCATAAGGTGAACCTTTACCCTTATCAGAAGTGCCTTTCATGTGAGTAATACCAATAACGATTACAGTAATTTCTTGTGACATTTTCTTATCCTTTAGTTTGAGTGAATAACAGGCTGACCATTATTTTTCATGAATTTAAAATGGCTCAACCTTGTTTCTTGATTAAAAATTCCTTTGAAGCGTAAGCCCCCTGCTCTTGGTGAGCGATTAGCAACTGAATCAAAATCTTGTTTTGTTGCGGTAACTATTTCGTGACAACATTCACAACGGGCAACACCTAACTTAAGGTAAAAGTCTTGGCGTTCGTGGCAGTTACCACAGTGAATATCTTCAATATGGTAAAGTTCATCAGCATATTGGTAATCAGTCATATCTATTGAAAGTTGAGATTCATGCATTAGAAATTAACCACTTTAAGAGGACGAATATCAAAATCTACATGTTCGAGATTTGAAACGGGTTCAACGTACCAGTTAGGGCGTTGAGCAGAAAAATCAATTTCGATAGCTTTACAAAATGGGATAATGTTCGTTTGAGAATCGGCAGATAAATTTTGAAGTTGAGCTTTGCTCATACCAGTTCCCTCAATCAAAGAATCAAGCATGCGTTTAAATGTTTGGCGAGAAGTCATAGAGCGATAAACTTTATCGTAACCCTCGTTAAGCAAGCGCATGTAATACGCATAAACACGATCTGCTTTTGCGTAAGAAAAACCTTTTTTAGTTTTAGTGAAAAAAACTTTTTTTAATTTGTCGTGAACCTTATCTTCATTTTGCATATTTACACCCTCACCTTTCAGCGCCTCTAACAATGGTTGGAACGAGGCATTCCAAAGGGCTTCAATTAAGCAAACCCCATCTTTTAACATTTTCTTTTGTAGGCGAACCCAATCACTTAATAAAGTTGGGTACCCCATTCTTTTAAACCAATCTTTTTTTAATCGCGCCTCAAAGCGCACGAGCCCATCAGACCAAAGCAATAATTTTTCATCTTTTAAAACTGCTAAACGTTTTTGTAAGTCAGCATTAGAAGGATTTTTACCTAATTGAAAATCAAGCTTTGAAATCTCGTTTTGTACTTCTGAATATTTTAAATACACTTTTAAAACACGTTTTTTAGAAGTCATAGAAGTTAAATAAGTCGTGGTTTCAAAATCAGATGAATGGACAGAACGACGCATTTGACCGTTAGCCACATTGCGTAAAAATTTGATAAATGAAAGTTGGTGAGAGCTTTCTTTAAGTCTTGCTGAATAAGTTGCATCAATAATATCAACCGTTGTTCTAGGCCAATCAATTGCATCAACTAAATCAGGGTAAGCCTCTTGGAGACTGCGAAGCATGTGAAAAGATCCATTTTCAATACTTGTAGAACCAAAAACATTATGACCTTGCATGATTTTCGCAGGACTTGCTTTAATTTCTAAACGAGGGTCGCCCATTGAATTTGAATCCCAAATTTTCATAGCGATACCAGAGAACGAACTAGGCAAAGATTCCCAAGGAGTATTAAGTTCGATGTGGTCAACCTTGTAACCTTTCCCACCTTTCAAACCATCCCAACATTCAACATAACTAATTCTTCGAGCGGAAAGATTGAAGCCAAAAACAGAAAGCATCTCAAATTTTAAATGGCGCTCACCAGACTCACATACCGTTAAGTATTCATCTTTAAAAAACACTGATAATTTTAAATAATCAATCATTTTCGAGTCCATTCTAAGTTTCTAAGAAATTAGTTTATGAGGGCATCTTAGATTCTTAGAAACTAATAGTCAAAGAAAATAATTTATTTGTTTATAATAAAATTACGTAACTTGATAAAGAGCAATAAAATGCCAACTAAACACATCGACGAAAAAACATGGAAATACGTTAGTGATGCAACAATAAAAGCCATAATCCAAACGAAAGAACACTTCAAAGAAAGTGATATTTTAAGGATGCTAATCACTAAAGGATTCGAATCTATAACCGAGGATGACTATGAAAAAGAGGCAAGAAAAAAGAGGAAAAAATAG